AATTGAACAGAGGCAACGCTAGGGATCATTAAAAGAACTCCTAAGGATAGCAAACCTAAAATTGTTTTAGTTACATTCTTCATCTCTTTTTCTTTTTCTTTTTTCCCTCGTTAATTTTTTGAAGTGCATCAACTTTAATTGCTTCTAACGCCTTCGGAGACAGTAAAGTACCATACACTAATTGTCTAATAAATCCCATTATAAATCATTCTCTATTTTATTTCCAATCTGTTTAAGGAGAGTTCTTACTTCATTCCAAGTCTTGCCCATCTCCCTCGCCAAAGCATTTGTATTAACCTTACCAGAAGGTTTAATGTATTTAGGATCCTCAATGATCAACTTAACCACTTTCACTTGATCTCCTGACAAGATAGTGGGCAACTCCCCAAGATAAATATCTGTATCAGGCGAAGACAGGGAAGGATCAGCTTTTTGTAGTACCTCCTCATTATCAATTATGTTAACTGTGTTCCTCGTAATAGGATACTTTTTAGTAATCTTAGCACCCTTACTATTTTTCACGTTCCAAAGACAAGTCTTAAGGTATTTATCGAACCCCTTACTTCCCCAGAACTCCTCGAATGTTTGGTTCTCCTTCTTCTCATACCCCCTGATGGCTTCTATCACAGTCATCCAAAGGTCTTGAGTGTTATCTGAATGGGAAGAGATTGCATTGTCTCCTGAGATCCAATGTCCAATCTTATGAATTAGCTTCCCGTATTTTTCTTCTATTAGTTCCATTTGTTCATCATTCATGCGCTACTACTTTACAGTCTTTAAGGTTGGGGTAGTCGAGGTCATTTAAGAAAAAAAGAGAATGAATTAAATCCTCTCCTAAAAGTATTCTTGGCTCATTCTTTAGTTCTTCAATGTGTTTTTGTTCGTCGCTCCAATCTCTTTGATTGAAAGTCCATTCAAGCGTTAATTGTACAGTGATTTCTTTATTCATCTTGAGAATCTTTATGAAACATATCTATTAAATTATCTAAAGTAGTATTAAAAGAATAGGCATCCCAATTATTCTTATATTCAATCAATGCTCCTGCGATAAACTGTATTTCTAAGTTTGTTAATTCGTATATTTTCTTATTCATCTGTCTATTATAGCATAATGAGAGAGGGCAGTCAAGCCTTCTCTGGGTAATCGTAAAAGAATCCTTGATCGGCTGCATGGTTGGAAGCACCAGTATATTTTGGCTTACCAGCCTCCTCCCAACACCTTTTGTGCCACAGGGAAGGTTCACTCTCCTCCATAGTTATCTCAAAGTCATCTATACGACCATACCCATCATAGCAGCCTTTAACAAAAGATTCATCCTCCATTATTACTACACAATCGTTCTGCCACTCAATTTCTTTAGGAAGATCATACGGAGCTTTAATGCTCTCTTCACATCCTCTACAGTTCCAGCTAAAAAATCCCATTACTCTTCTGCTCCTGTTTGTCCTAGTTTTCTATGGTTCTCTTTAATAAATTGAATGGGACAAAGCTCATAATTAAGAAGCTCAAACTGTCGAAGGAGACGATCATTAGTTTCCTCTTCAGTATCGTTATACCCCTTCATCAAATTAGCTTCAAAGTCCCCATTCTCAGGGTCATAATAGTGATCCTCACGCTCTGATAAACAATTAACCTTAAAGTAACGCAAAGCATACCACAAGTCATGAGCCTCCCTACTATTAATAGTAATTTCTCCAGTTACCTTTCCCTTCTCATCTTTCTTAAATTCCATTACTTTAAATCCCTCATCTTTACAGGGTTTTCCTTATCAACCTTAATGCCTTTCTCTTCGCACCAAAGCAAATAAGATACATCGGCTTCTCCAAGTTCGTACACAGTATGTTGAGTCTCTACGAAGTTATAGTTACTAGCTTTAATCACACTCGTAGTAATAATATTCCCATCCTCAAAATTAGGATGCCCATAAACTTCCCCATGCAAACAGAAACGCAAGGCTTCGGGGGCAGTATAGGGAGTGTTGTCATATCCCCGAACACTCCAATTTTTTAGGATTGCATTATTAATTGTCTTCATCTAGTCCTGCCTCCTTATAATATTTATCTATGTCTTTTTCGGAAAGAGTTCCATACCACTCGGATAGCTTTTCAGAAGCATAGCTGAAAATAGTTTGCATATCGCTAGTAATCAACCAATCTTGAATGATAGCCTCAATCTTTTCGCTTTTAGTTTTCTGTTCTCCATCAAGGGTTGACATATAATTTACCTCCTGTAAGGGTTACTCTCTTAGCCGATTGGATAGGGATTCTGTTCCCCCCGAAAGTAGTGAAAAAAGAATCACCCTTGTAGGGGTTGTAGCTCACTAGCTCCTGATGTGCCACAGGAGAGTTGAAGCTAACAGTCCCCCGAACGAACGCATGAACATTCTTCTTGCGTTCACGAAGAACCTTCACTCGACCAGCAGGTTGTACGGCAAACTTTACATCCACCAGAGTCAGTTGCTCGTCATTGTAGCGATAGTCCACCACTCGCCCATTCTTACGAATGGAAAAGCAGTCTTTGTGCAGGTTGCGGTAGACCTCAACACGGTCCCCGTCTTGTAGCTCGTCGTTCGTCATGCCCCTATTATATCATATAAGAGATAGGACTGCAAGCCTAAACTTAAAGAAATCTATTTTGTTTCTACTCTTTCTTAGTTAGTTTGTATTCCATTACATTATCCAATTTTCCTTAGTTTCTATGCTCCATATGTCTTTCTCATAACATGGTTTGCAATAAATCCTAATTGTGCCTTCTGGGTCACGCACAAACATCATTGGCTTTACTTTTTTAGATCCGCATAAACAGCGGTGTTCTTCGTTATTTTCTGGATCTAATTCAGGAAACATAGTTTTCTTTTAATCTGTAGGCTCGAAATCCTCGAACTTATCTGCATATCTCTTCATCCCCAGCAAAGAGTATCCACAAATGTCTTGGTATGGATTTTCTTCAAACGCATCAGGATTATTAGCTATCCTAAAAAGTTTATCTAAAATCCTAGCGATGGTGAGCAGATCATCGTACTGCTCAGGCTTAATTCCCTCAGGAAACATTTGCCTGAGACACTCTCCACTTCTACCAAAAGAATCCCCGTAGGCTTTCTGCTTCTTATTAACTAATTCCCCTACCTCAAACCCAATCTCTGTTAATTTATTCACATTACCTTCTTTAACAACTTTTTACAATCTTCAGGATCTCGTTCCTCACATTCAATAAAATCCAACAACTCAATGTAAGCTATTAAAGCTCCCTTAGAGTAGTCTACTAAATTGTGGCCCCCCTCATTCTTATAATTTGTATTTAGAATGTCCTGCCACTTTAAAATTTGTTTCTTCAAGTGTTTCTTAAGCGTTTCCCCTTTAAAGGAAGCAAGACGTTCATAAAACATCTAATTAATATCTTTGGTATCCTTTTTACGTCTCTCCTCTCGCTGATGTTGTTTGTTAACCTTAAGGCCATCCCCTCTAGGAGCCATACGCTGACGCATTTGCCCCATACGGGCTCTCCACCCTTCATCACGGTCTCCGCATCCACAACTAGAGCCTGTGTGCAAGAGGTAACTCGATACCCCTAAAGCAAGCACCGCAGCCCACAAAATATTTTTTTCAGTAAACAGATTTTTCATTATTATTTCTCCTTTCTAGGAAGCTGATGAGTATCCACTCCAGCTTTATTTAGTAGTAACAGTCCGTCGTTTTTGTATTTTTCTCTAAAAAATACTTCCTTAATGCCTGCCTGGATAATCAACTTGGAACACTGGTAACAAGGAGCCAGGGTAACATATAAAGTAGACCCATTAGAACTGTTGGTAGATCTAGCGAGTTTAGTGATAGCATTAGACTCTGCGTGAAGGACCTCGGGCTTAGTATACATCTCCTCAACGTAATCATAATATTCACAAGAATTATCGAATCCTTTAGGGGTTCCATTATACCCTTCGGAAATAATCTGAGTCTCTTTAACAATTAAGCATCCAACTTTCTTTCTCTTAGCATGAGAAAGAGTAGAAAGCTCCTGTGCCATATTCAAGTACACTTCATTTAGTTTACTTTGTTTAGCCATCCTACTATTTAATTGGTGCCAAAGACGGGAATCGAACCCGTACAAGCTTTGCTCGACAGATTTTAAGTCTGTTGTGTATACCTATTCCACCACTTCGGCTCTGTTCGTTGTATATAGGCAATAAGCTAACCAGGACTTCAACCCATCCTTGGGCCTCTTTACTTTAAGCACAAAGTAGTTCTCTACCACCCCTTTAGGGAAAGGAGTGTACTTCTTATGATGCTTGATACGATCCCAAGCAGTCTTTTCATTTTTGAAAAATCCAAATTTTTTTCTTTTGGATTTTCTAGTTTTAATCGACATTTTCTGCTACTAGAGGACTCTCCTCCTCTTCTGATAGTCCTAAAAGTTCTTTAAGTTCCTCAACAGCAGTAAGCATTTCCTGACGCTGAGTATCCATCTGCTCCAGTTGAGTATTAACCTGCTCTACAGCAGTATCCATTTGAGTGAGGCCATTCTCAGCCCCTTCTAGCATCTTAGCTAAATATTTTTCTGTTAATTTATCCATAATTAAATTCCTTTTTTGTGTTAAATTGAAAGGCATGATGTTGGTCGGAGAGATAGGATTCGAACCTACGACCCCTTGCTCCCAAAGCAAGTGCGCTACCAAACTGCGCCACTCTCCGTTGGTAGGACAGGATGGACTTGAACCATCGACTACAGCCTTATAAGGACTGCGCTCTAACCGACTGAGCTACTGTCCCAGTACACTCATTATAGTACCGCTAAACCAATCCCTAAGAAGAAGATACATTA